CAGTGCCGCCGGTTCGTTCTCGACATTCGCCGTCGCGAGAGGAGCGCCGCCGCCGATGTACGTCACGTAGACCCGCAGGTTGTGACTCTCGCTCTCGCCGTCGTTCGTGTGGTTCGAGACGCGGATTCGGGCGTTCGTGCCTAGCGCCAATGGCTCGTCCCATGTCACACCGAGCGAATGCTTGGCGGAAAAGTCACCTTCGCCGACGTCGTTGCCCCAGTCCTGCCATGTCGATCCACCGTTGGTCGATATCTCGAGCTTTAGGTCGTAGTCGGAAGCCGAGACTCCAGAAGCGTCTTTCACGACGTGAACCGATGTCAGGTAGACGTTCGTGCCCGACAGGTCGATCGTGTAGTCAGGCTCGCTCTGTGACGGCGCCAGGCTGCTGTAGACGAAGCCGTGTGAACTGACGACGCTCTCCCCGCCGCTACCGCTCAATGCGTCTATCTCGTCGGCAAACTCGGAAATCCAAGAGCCAACAAGGTTCATCCACCAGTTGAATTTCTGCGGGCTCGGAGCGTACCCAGCGCCGCGGATATTTCCCTGGGCGATGTCTCCGGCCGTGAACGCAACCTTCGTCGCGGTGCCAGCGTCCGGCCCATCTGTGTACGTTGCCGCCGTGGCGTACGTCGGTAAGTTTGCAGGTCTTGCCATAGATTAACCGGCCCAGTAGGATTCACCCCAGCCGTTACCCTCCGCGAACAGGAAGTCGTCGTTCTCTTCGGGTGGCTCGGTGTCCTGAGTCAGAAACATGACCCAGTGGGTGAGCGGCCGAAGCTGAAGAATCAAGCGGTCGAGCTCGCTCTTTCGATCCGGGTCGACGTACGCCTTGGTCGGGAATGTCTCGCCGCCGATGTAGACAAAGAACGGCCACTGATCGGGGTCGTCGGGGATAGGCGGCAACATGCGCTGTTGCAGCGTCTTGTTGTCGTAGTAGTTCGCGCCAGAGCTCAGCGCGTTGAACTGTGGTTGAGAGTTGGTCTCGAACGTGAACGGATTGATTCGCTCGGTGAACTGATGTTGAAACGGAGCAATCGCGAATCGAACGGTCCCGTAATAGATGGTCCCAGCGTACAGTCGCGGGTCACGCGCTACGTACGGCTCGGTCGAAACCCAAGGCTCGTGAACGTAGACGTCGAAGCCAGCGGCTTGCAGGATTCCCTGAATGTATGCGGGGGACTGGCCACCGGTAGCAGCATGCGCCGCGGCGATGTTTGCCCGACTGGTTGCCTCGTTGGCGCCCGGCGGAAGCCCGAACTCGTGCTCCCATTCCTCAATCTCTCGCGTCGTCTCCGGATGCAGGTCCTCGAACACGTCGTCGATGAACTCGCGCGCGTCGTCTGGTGCGCCCGAGAGTCCACGCAAAAGCTTGGTGAACTGACGTTCGATCGCTGTCTTCCACGCCTCACCCTGCGGAAGCAGGTGTCTGAGTTGTCGGAACATGCGTTAACCGACTGGGGTCCAGTGAACACGGATAGCGCGCAGCCAGGGCTGGTTGTTCGTGCCCCCCCACTGTCCGGTCACCTCTGCGTAGAGCGCCTCGTTGTCAGCGATTGCGGCCTGGTTGGCAAAACTAGCGCTTCGGAAGCTAGTCGACGTGCTGTAAACGAATGACGCGACAGTCGTTGGTGTGCTGGACGACGAATACACATCTCGCCGCTTCAGCATTACCGTCAATGGGTGCGTCGCCGCCGTGTCATGGCGCACGACGTATGCATCGAATCGCGTGGGTCGCCACCCGCCGCCCGGCGGATTAATTGGCAAACTGATCGGATTCGAACCGAGCGTAACCTGGGTCATGCTTCCGCCCCCGGAGACCCAGAGGCTTTGCCCGCCGGGGGCAGTCAACGGGACGTGCATGACGACGTTTCCATTGTGCATGCCGGTGAACGCGTAGTTCGCTCGACGGTCGGCAATGGTTCGGATGGCATCGCGGATCTGCGAGGCGTTACGCGTCTCGGGGTTGTTGTTTGGTGAGATGCTCGCATCTGCGAGAATTGCCGCAATCGCGCCCCAAATCTCATTGGCCCAGGTCGCTTCAAGCGGCGTGCCGGACGGGTCGCCCTCGAACTGCGAGTTCTGAAACTTGCCGTACGGGAAGTCGCTATCGCTCGTCGCCTGGCTCGGATAAAGGTTTTGGAGTCGTCTCATGATGAGGGCCACGAAGTCGTGCCGAGCTTCGCTTTTTCTCCGTCTTGCAAGTTGTAGACTGTCACGGGTGAACCCGAGTCATTGATGGTCACGCTCGACAGCGAGCCGTTTGCCGCGTTGACGATGTCGAACACGACACCAGCGACACCGGGCTGCGTCATCTTGTCAGCGCGCGGTGGGACGCTCAGCCCCACGATGTACGGGGACAGTGAGCGGAGGTATTCGTCCACACCCGTGGTGATGGACGCTTGAACCGCTGCCTCGTCGTTGACGTCTAGTCCAGCAACGACAAGGTCGAATGTCTTGCGGGTGATAGCGGTAACGGTGACACCAGCGCCAACCGGGCGCCGTGCTGCAAGGCCGCCGGTCGTGAACTGGATCGACTCCGCCACGGCTTCGAGTTGCGACGAAGATGGTATTCCGTCGGCACTTCCTGAGCTTGCCTCAGTGGCCTCGACGTAGACCGTCACCTGGCCGGGAGCAGAGTTGTACGGCAGCGCGTCAACGATGCCCGGAACCTCCATGGCCCAGTGGTAATAGTCCGCGTGTGCGCCTCCCTGCGGTGGCTTGCGGCGCTTGTCGAGGACTCGCTTTCGGTAGCTCGAAACGGACTCAGCGTCGGTGCCTTGCGTATCGAGTGAGACAACCGTGGCATCCCGAGCGACGTTTTTGATCGGCGATACGAACTGAAGAACGTCGCCCGCCGTGAGATTGCCGCCAGCTCCTGAGCCACCTCCGCCGCTTGGGTCGGACACGGCGAGAATGGTTGCGTTGACCGTGCTCGAGCTCAGTGTGACGGCCGAGAGTACTTGGTGGATGTACCCGTTTACCGGATTGACCAACTGAGCGCCGGCCGGCAGCGTCCCCGATTGTGTGGTGACGCGTACTGAGATCGTGTGCTCTGCCCGAGCGGCAGCATGTCGAGGCGTGACCCCGTAAAGGTCGCCCCACATCTGCAGCGGACGAAACGTCTTGCCGTTGATAGTGGTCGGCTCGTACGTCGCGTGCTGAACGAAGAGCTGCAGCAAGGTGAAGCCTGCATACTTGTAGAGCAGGACGAATACCGCCGCCATGGCCGTAGCCAGAACGCGCGTGAACCCTACCGGAAGCAGGGGGATAGTGGTGGAGAGCTCGCCCTCAATCTGTGCGACGATGTTGTCGCGGATTTGCGAAATAGGCGGAGTTGTCATTTGCCCCAGTGCTCATCAAAGATGAACGTGTAGGTCTGGTCACCGATCGAGATGTCGATGCGTAGAGCGACGCGGTTCAGCGCCGGCATGCTCACGTCGACCTTGTAGCTGTCGGCAAACGAGTCGACGATCCAAGCGAGGTCACGGATTGCAGCGTCGCGTAGGCGCGCGAGATTCCCGGTCGTCGCCGGCAGATCGCGAATCAGGAACTGGGTGCGACAACGAAGCGGAAGCTGACTGTCTCCTGGCAGCAGGTTTCCCCACCACTGCAGGTTCGTTGTTTCGTCGGTCGCGTCGTCGTCTGAGTTGCCACCGAACAAGCTGAGATAGACAGCGGTTTCCAGTCCCGCGTCCATGTCGATCAGATTGTTGGTGATGCTTATCTCACCGCCGTCTGGCGTCGCTGAAAAGAGTACGTCCATATCAGGAGAACGGGACAGCCGGGCCACCAGCGGCGGGCGTCGCCATGCCGGTTCGCAGCCACGTGTCGATCATGTTCGCTAGCAGCGTTGCCGCGGCGGAGTGAGTTGCCGGTGCTGTGCCAGTTGCCTGACTCGCGAAACCCGGCGGTGTAACAGGAGGCACGGCCACAAATGCGGGAGCCATGCCGCCAGCAACCGCGCCGGCAAATGCTGTGAATGCCGCGTCAACCAGCGCAGCGCCCGAACCGGGAGCAGCCGCGAATGCACTGGTGAGCTGCGTCTGAAGCGCCGCCTGTGCCGCCGTCACCGCTAGGGAAGCGGGTACGATTGCCGCCGCATATGAGCCCATGGCACTCGCCCAGGCTTCGGCGCACTCTGCGACCGTGCCGGGTGGATCGCTCGACATCGACTCGATCGCCGACTGTAGTTGCACGGGGTTAAGCGGCATTGGATAGGTGCCACGCTTCTTCCCGGGTGAAGGAAAGGAAAAAACCCCGGGACCCGCGCGTGACCAGCGGTGCTTATCCGCCCGGAGTCGGGGGAACAGATGGGCCTTGTGTCGGCGCCATCGGGTGAAGATGAATGTGCGTGCTCAACGGGATTGGCGTCGCGCCTTCTGAGCGAGCCGTAACTTCGCCAGGGGCGAGGATGTTGCCGTCCGCGGTAATGACAACGCCGTTGATCACAACGTCTCCGTTTGCGCGCGCGTGGATCCATCCCATTGTCTCGCCGCTTGCAGAGCGGGACCTGACGCGCCACTCGCCGGGCTCAACCTCGCTATCGTCCGGAGTCGAGTATCCGACTACCTGCCAGCGCCCAGCACCCGACGATTGCTCCACGGCTGCCGAGTCACCAGGGAGCGGCAGTGAATCCGTGTTCGCCGGCTCGAAGTGATCCGCTAGAACGACCTCTTCGCCGCCCAGGTCAACCGTGATCTCTATCCCTTCGTCTCCGCGCTCAATCTCCAGTACGGTTGCTATTCGAGCCATCAGGACCAGGGTAGGGTTGTCGGGATTTCGCCACTGAAAGCACCCGGAAGGACCAGGTTCAGCGATGCGGCATCGGAGTCTTTGGTGCGCTTGAGCGTGACGCTTCGAATCAGAAGTTCTGTCTCACGGTAGATCATCGCAGTCGGCGCAGTGATTTTGACCGTCTTGTTTGACTCCCACAGGTTGCCGTCCGGAGACTTGAGACTGGGGATGTCCTCAATCGTATAGCTCGCCATGTTGGCGAACATTCGACCGAGCTTTGCTTTCACAGCGCCCGGCGCGTCTCCGGCTTCGGAGTCGTCCAAGCGGAACGAGAGCGGCCGCTTGATGGTGTTCAAGAACGGATTGCGCTCGGTAAAGTGAGAGCCGCGCTTGCGCCGTTTCGCCGGAGTGAACCCGGTGATTTCGGAGTAGTACTCCTGAGCATTGAATGACGCCTTGACCGTTGGCGATGAGTTGGCGTCCCACCGCGCGATAGGCGAACCGGTAGGAGCGGACCGCCAGCAAAGCAACTGTCCCGTCGGGGTGTCGCTGAGCACCGCGTTGCGCTGCTTGAGCAACTCGATGAGGAATTCTAGCGGCGTTCGGTCGACGTCGATCGCGACCTTCTTGATTCTATCGCCCAGGTCCTCCCGGATGTCGGTTTCAAGCTCGAATCTTCCAGCGATGACGCTGATGATTTCCCGGAGCCGCAACCCGCCGAATTCGAGCGGCAGGTCAGCAGCAGCCATGGTGCAGTCTCCGAGCACCGCGGGCAACGCGTAGGCGCTCACCGTGACCGTGCGACTGTTCGCTGACGCTTCGGGCTCAACCCCCAGCATCGTGCCAGCGAAGAGCGGCTTACCCTCGAAGCGGACCTCGATGGGCTTGAAGCTGAACGGGACGAACGTCTCACGGAACTCGGCATTGTCCGGCTCCATTGACGCCGAGAATGTGGCCGTCGAAAACGTGTCGACTGCTCGCGTTACCTCGACCTCCTGCCACCCTCGAAACTCTTTGCCGTCGATGAATAGCGACAGCTCGTTATCCCTGGGCGTAGTAGGCAATCCGCTTCCCCTTCGGGAGCTCCAGAATCTCGGAGCCGGTGAGACTGTTCGTGTTGATGAGGTAGTCTAGCGTGTCGTTGCTGACCGACCCGTAGAGCTCGGCAGCTACGTCGATGATTGTCCGGTCCCGGTCGAGCACAACGAAGCGCTCAGGGAAAAGCGAGAACGAGATCTCAACGAGTCGACCAATGGTCTGGGAGACGGCGTACTGGAGCTGCTGGTACGAGTCGCCAGTGTCGATCGACTGGGTCTTACTGGGCACCGCTTCAAGCGCCGTGAATCCAGTGTCTCGCCAGCCGGCAACCTGAGTGAAGAGCAGTTCGGTGGCTTCCGCTGCTTCGAGCGCCTCCCGCTTGGTGGCGAAAGTGTGCTCGGTCGTAGCTAGGACCTGGCCGCTCACCGCCGACATCAGGAAGAGATCGGCGATGTGAAAGTCGTTGGCGATCTTGGCGGACCGCGTTGCCAGCGCTGTTGCGCTCACCAGCGTTTGCGACGGCGTAGCTAGGGCAGAGGCGATGATTTCGTCCGCCATTGTCTGGTAGCCCGCCAGGCGCTCTGCAATCGAGCTGAGCGCGCGCCCAGGGGCTTGCACGAGTGCTACTGCCTGGGCGGCCAGAGCGAGCGGAGTGCCGACCAAGACGTCGATACTCCGGTTGACGGTGTCGACGATCGTCTGAAAGTCCTGCCGAGCGTCGGCGATGTCAGCCGAAGCCGATTCGAGCGCCGCTTCCGTCTTGTTCAGGAAATCAAGGAACGTCGCTTTTGCGCTCGCCCGGAACGACTCGTTTCCGAGGTCCATTGAGTTGGAAAAACTCTGCGCCGCGGCCACGTCGAACCCGGCCAAGGCCCGGAGAATTTCACTCTCCGCATTGATGGAGCTCGACGGGTAGGGGACGCCCGTAGTCGTCCAAAATGTGACCGTGACGATGCTCTGGTTCGCCGCGCGGACCAGGTCGTCTCGCCGCTCAATCTCACCGAATGGCGTGACCGGAATCTCGCCGTAAAGCGGATGTTGGAGTGTGCCTATCCCGGGCTCGGAGAGTGCCGCCTCGAAAGACGCCGCCTCGAGGTCGCATGTCGCACCGGTGAAGTAGCACGTCAGCGGGTAGCGCCGAGAACTGATGCCCGTCCGCTGGACGTAAGCGTTGTCGATGCCCGGGAACTCGAACACCGTCCCGCGCGCCTCGAAAGACCGTGAGACGTCTTCGAAGTCGAATCGAATCCGCGTCCCCGAAGGAGACTTGTAGGCCCCCTCTTTGACGCGGTCTCGCCACGACCCAAACGGGTTTACGGCTGTCTCCAGAAACGGGATCATAGTGAACCGGTAGGCTGTAGCCTGACGCCACCGCGCTTGGGCTTGTCCTTGAATTGGACGTTCGCGCCCTTCGCCGGACTGACCACCACCTCGCTACGGTCGGTCATGGTCTGGTGGGACTCGGTGATGGACTTCGCCGCGCGCTCTGAAGGTGAGACGACCTGGGGCATCGGAACCGACACCGGGGTGACGGTGATTTGCTCCGCCAGCTTGTCCCCGGGGATGACGATCGGATCGACGCTCTTGAGCAGGTCGATGCCGGGTATCTCGATGGGGGCGACGGTGTACTTTCCGAGCACGTCTTGCTCGACAGATGCCGCGGCGTTGCGATTGATAGCGTCCGCTCGAGCTAGCCTGTTTTGATGCTCGTCGACGGCTTTCGCTGGGTCCCATGTCCCCTGGTCCCACATCTCACCGATGATGCCGCCAACTCCAAGGCCTCCCGTTTTTTTCTTGAGCGAGTCGTTGGCTTTCCACGCGGCCCAGATGCCACCGATCGCCAAGGCCGCGGCACCGGCAGCGATAGCAATGCCGCCAATGCTGAGTTTGATTGCAGCGAAGGACGCGACGGCTCCCCAGTTCGCAGCCTTGACCGCGATCATCCCCGCGACGTAGCCCTTCTTCGCGAGGGCTGCCCCAGCGACGACACCTTTGCTGATTGCGACCGCGCCGTTGAACAGGGTAACCGCAGTCGTGACACCGCTGATTACGATGTTCGCGGCGCCCCACGCGAGTAGCGCTACGCCAACAGCCTTGGCCCAGAATACGATGGTGGAAAGGTTATCCTTCACCCATGTGAGGCCAGTTTTGAACGACTCGGTAATGGCGCCTTTGTTCGCGCGCATGAAGTCAGTGGTCGCCTGAACAAGCTCGGTAAATGGACCTTGTGCGACTTCGAACACCGACAATCCCACGTCTTCGAGCGTAGACTGAAAGGTCTTCATGGCATTACGCGTGGTATCGCGCATGACGGATGCCATCGTTTTAGCCGTGCCGCCGGCGGCCTCTAGCTCGCCGCGATACTTCTTCAGTGACTCCGCGCCTTCGGCCAGTAACACGTTGACACCAGCGATCGGAATCTTGCCGAAGATGGCGTTTAGAACTTCGGTGCGGTCGCCTGTGCCCAGGTCCTTCAGCGCAACCTTGAGCTCCCCGATGACGTCCATAACGTCTCGGAGATTCCCGTCGGCGTCTTTCGTTTTGATGCCGAATCGATCAAGCTGCTTCGCTGCCGCTGGGACAGGCGCTGCCAGTCGGACGAATACGTTCTTGAGCGTTGTTCCCGAGACGCTAGCTTTGATGCCGGCATTCGCCAACTTGCCTGCCATCGCGGCATAGGTCTCGATGGATGCACCGGCAGCCTTCGCCACCGGGCCGCCCTCTTTGAGACTCTCGAACAGTTGCGAGATACTCGTGTTCGATGAGTTTGCGGTCTTGGCCAGCACGTCGTTGACGCGCGTAAGGTTCGTCGCGAGTTGCGCCGCGTCAGTCGACGCTAGGCCGAAGGCGCCCAGTGTATCCGTGGCGATGTCTGAGGCTTCCGCCAGGTCCATCTGTGCGGCTGTGGCTAGGTCAACAAGACCAGGCAAAGCCGCGACCGACTGCTTCGCATTGAAGCCTGCCATCGCCAGAAAGTTCAGACCGTTCGCCGCTTGGCTTGCGGTGAACTCCGTTTCGGCGCCGACCTTTTTTGCCGCGGCCTCGAGTTCGGCGAAAGCTTCGGAGCCCTTGCGAATCCCTTCCGGGAACTTCGCCGCGGCGTTCACGAGCGTCTGCTCGAACTCCGAGCCGAGCGCGATAATCTTGGCAAAGCCAGCCGTTAGTGCGGCGCCAGCAACGAGCCCGGTCGTCCCGATGGACTTGAGCTTGCTATTGACGCCGTCGACCGTCTTGTTCAGTCGTCCCATCCTCACGGATGCCGCACGCCCGAACTTGTCCAGCTTGCTCTGCATCCGTCCAACTGGAGCGCTGAACTTGTCGATGGCGCGGAATATCGCCTCTATGCTGAACTTGCCGGCCATCTATGTTTTGCGGGGTTTCGTCGCCTCTTTGAGGCTCTCTCGAAGCCCGTTGTAAAACCATTCGATCTGCTCGAACGTCAGCGTCCGGTAGTCCGGAATTCCGGGGTAGTCCGAGCACACCTGAAGAACCATCTCACTCATGACCGTCGGGAGTGTGTGAACTTCGCGGCCTGTGTCCAGGTCACGCGGCAACCAACAACTGACACCCTCCCGGACGAGTTGCCCCGTCCAGAAAACCAGAATTCCGTTCACATAGACCGGTCTCCCGACGTACTTCAGGCCAAAAAAAGCGACGCGATCGCAATGCAGACTTCGCCGTCGTAGGCCATGTCAAGGTTCTTGAATCGAACATCCACCTCGTGGGTGATGGCGACCATGAACTTGAAGAGTTTGCCCTCTTGGTGCTTCGCTTGACCCATCGCCTCGGTGTCCCTGCCCATTGGACGGTGGAACACGAGAGGCGTCTTGTCCTCACTGAAACGAGGCGTGAATACGAAGCGACCCTCGCTGTCGACCACTAGGTGACCACGCTGGATCGCCTTGATGAGCGTTTGCTTTTTGGCGTTGAGGGACTTCCTATCCTCCGCCTCCATGCCGGTCTCGTCGAGCTTGTCTTCCAAGCCCATCGCGTCGATCCAACGCTCGTATTCCGCTTGCGCCACTTCGGGCGCGACCTTCATCTCTGCCATGTTGTTTCCTTTCCTTCGGAAGTTTCGTTACTGTTTTTTGAGACGACCCTGGCCGGCGAACGAACAGGACACGAGCCCCGTGTTGCCGTCGTAGGATATCTCCCCAGTGGGCACGCCCTGAGCAGCCCAGATGAGGCCGCTCGCAAACGTGAACTGGCAAGGCTTGCTCTCTCCAGCGTCGGATAGGTCCTGCAGGAACTCTTGCCCGCCACTGTCGTCTTTCACGGACAGCTGCACGCCATCCATCATCCAAGCGGTTTCCGTCTGAATGACGCGGATCGTGCTATCGCCGTTCATCGCGACTTCGTTTTCGCGGCCGCCTAGCTTGCGGTTACCAGCGTTGTCGCCTGCCGCAGAAAAGATACGGCCTGCAATTTGGACGCGCCGAAGCGGACCAGCAATGGTGTTTGACATCCTGTGTTAACCTTTCAGCTTTTAGGCTTGGCCGCCGAAGTAGAACGCGAAGTAAAGCTCGATGGCCTTTTGCTCGGTGTTGCCACTCACGAACAACGGCACTCGGATATCGAGGCGGTCCGGGTTCTGTGAGTTGATGACGACCGTAGTGTTCGCCTTGACCGTCTCCGGGTCGGCGATGATTGCAGCTAGACCAAGCCCGTCGGTGATGCCGTCAGCCGCCCCGCGTGCTGCACTGGGCGTGCGCGCGTTCGGATTGGTCGTCACCTGAGCGTCAGGGATGAGCGGAGCCGCTGCCCATTGGGGCTGCATGAACTCGCGCTTGTAATTGAACGCCGCGTTCATCAGCTTCACGATGGTCACGACCTTCGCGTAGGCCGCGGGCGTCTCACCCGTTGGGTGATACATGGTCACGACGTCAGCGAGCTGGACCACGTTGTCGATGACCTCGACCGTGGAGCAGCCCTTCTTGCGGGCCGCGTCACGCTCGGCGTAGTCCCATTGGTCCATGTCGTCGCCTGGGTAGATGCCAGTGAGCTTGAGACCGGTGTAACCCGTCGCCGGATTGTTGTTGGCCATCGTCGCAATGCGGGCAACGGCGCGTGCGGCAACGTTGAACGGCATGTCTTTGCCACCCGGATCGGGGATCAGGGTGTTGACGTAGTCGGTCGCCCGAGCGTCAGTGATGGCCGTAACTGTCGCCGAGTCTGCCTCGGTGCATCCGACGAACACTAGCGACGGCTTCATGAGCGTCGGAACCCAGCGGCCCTCTCCCCACGTGAAGAACTTTCCGAGCGTCGTCGTGTCGTCGTAGTTCATCGCGTTGACGACGAACGATTCCCACCGGTTGGTGATGAGCTCCAGAGCGTCGTCTACGTCTGGATTCACTGCGCCGTCTTCGGGCTGCGTGATCGTGAACGTGACGCCGTTCAGGTCGCCTATTACCTCGATCGGAATGCTGTTCGAGGACTCGCCTGCCCACTTCGCGGTGAGCGTGAGCACCGTTGTCCCGTTGGTCGCAATCATTGGGCAATCGATTGTCCCATTGACGGCCGCCATCGCCGCGGCGATGACCGTTGCCGCAGTGACCGAGCCCGCCGCAACCTGGAAAGCCTCGGTGAGAACTCCACCGATAAGCAGCCGGAACGTCGACAGCTTGGTTGCTGTCCCGGCAAACGCTATCGACCCTGCCGCGGCAACTCCGGACCCAGCATCCACGAGCGGGTAAACGGTTACCGGAATCGTCGAGACGCCGTCACCGTTGGCGGGCTTGAGCTGCTTGACGATGTGGTGAATCGGTGAGCCGTACCCAAAACGAGCGCCGGCAGCGGCCGCACTGGTAGCCGTCCATGGGTCAGTGCTGTAGGTCGACGCGCTACTGCCCTGGGCAATGACCGCGATTTGCTGGGGAAGGTTGGCGGAACTGACGCCGCGCTGGTCCAAATACTCAATAGATAACCCTAGACCAGCCGCTAGTGCGGTGGCGTCCAGTGCTGTTGCCATGTGGCTCCTTTAATCTTCGGGAAGCTCGACTCTCAGGAGCAGCTGCCCGTTGTCCGCCCTGACTAGGTCAAGGGTCATGCTGTTGATGGTGGACGGCGTGATTGCCGTGAAAGCTTGGGTGTGCTTGACGTGGTAGGTTACGCGTCGCGCGCGGACCTTCGTCGCCGTGTCTGACTCGAGCTCGAACTGAAGCTCCGTCTCACTGATGAGCTTTTTGTAGACTTGCCCAGGATCGAACCCGAGGTCGTAATGCTCGGCAGCAGACAGCCATTGTTGAACAAGGAACGCGCATCGCGCCGCCTCGGTGCCCGCTAGGTAGTCCGCCGCAACGTGACCATCGCCATCCCCTCGACTGATTCCGTAGCCGTAGCAGTCGAGGAAAAACACCGACTCGCGTTGGTCGTAATCGACGATGGGCGACGTCTGCGTGTCGACCTGTGCCGACTGCCACGAGATGTTGACGATGGGCGACGCCTGTTCTGTGCCGCGCGCGGGGGCGTGACCGTACTCGTCCCAGATGTTCGTACGGTCGACGAATACCCGCACTCGCCACTGCTCAGGGTCTAGCGCCGGGTTGGCCGTCGCCAGGTTCATCTGCGCCGCTGTTTCGGTCAGCAGAATCAGCCCGAGCCTGTCACGCATCGCGAGCCCGGCGTTTCCAGCGGGGTCGATGAGTGTCGTAAGCGGCATCTACTGTTGGTAAAGTTCGAGCTTGCAGGTAAACAGCCCGTTGTCATCTGGGCTTGTCTGAAAGACCTTGAAGGTCTTAGCGATCCCATCGGCACCAGCGAACGACACAAGCCAAGGCTTGGTGCTTTGGGAAGCGATGCCGACCGGAGTGCCTAGGCCAGTCGCGTGAAGCGCGGCCAGCGAGAGCACCACTGTTGCGTACCTGCCAGACACCATGATTCCAGTGTCCGGATCGATACTCTGTGAGATGTCCTGACAGTTGGCGTTGATGGTAGCGCTGTTGCCCGCCGGGTCTGTAAATGTAGCCGGGCGCGCAAAGCCACCGCTGATACTCTGGATTATCCTCGCGGCATCAGCAGTGGCTATGTCCCACAGGCTCATTTTGTCTCTGAGGTCTCAGGCTTCTTCAGCTCGATGACGTTGCCGGCCTTCATCCACTCTTCGAGCTTCCCGTCTCCGAGCTGCTTGCGGGTGACTTTCGAGCCCTTGCGAAAGCGCGATCCGTCGTAGACGTCTTTCGCCATGACGTACGTGCGAGTGTCGACGGGCTTAGGCGCCTGTTTCTCCGTTGCCTTTGCGGGCTTGGATTCAACAGGCGGCTTTGCCTGGTCCTTCGACTCGTTCACTTCAGCCTCACCGCGCGCTTTTTTAAAAGGGTCCGCGCTCCCTCGGTTCCGCCCTGGAGAGCCGAGGCCTTGACCTCTTGTCCCTCTTTAACGAATTTCCCGTTGGTCTCGAGCTGAACCACGCGTCCAGACTCAACAATCAGAACCGAGTCGTCCCTGAGATCGGGGCCTCGGCGGGTTACTTCCGGTTGCTCTGCGCGCTTCACCTCTTGCGGCTCTGCGCGCTTCACTTCCGGCCTATTGTCTTTTCCGCTCATGTTATGCCCCAACATCTAGGGTTACAAAGGTATCGATCGCCGTTGGAATGGTGATCGGGCGAGTGCCGGCTTGCACCTTGAGGTGCTCACCGTCGGGTGTTACCCACGAGTTGACAGTGAATCCGATGCCTTTCTCCACGCTGTTCATGCGCTGAGGCAGAACAGGCAGAGCCCGACGGGTGTTGTCGAACAGCGGGATCGCGCCGTATTTGAGATCCAATCGGCTCTTGTCCGACAGCATGATCACGTTATCGGTGCCGATATACGGGGTCAGCGTGCCGGTTGACGGAGCCTTGTAGTAGCCGTCGTATAGCCACATTTCGAACCGGTAATGACCGATCCAGATCCAGCCCTGGAAGGTCGCGCCTTCGCCTCGGCTTGCCGGAGCAAGTTGGCCGATGCCCAGCCCATCCTTGACGATGCGCTTTTGAACATCAGCGTTCACGATGAACCGCTGAAAAGCGCTATCCCCAAAGAGTAGCTTGTTCGGGTTTACCTTG